TACTCTGTCTGGTGTGGGGGGACCTTGTCATTGGGTCCACTGCCCTGGCGGGGCCACTCGCGTTGTTTGACTCCGTCTATTTGGTCGGGGTGATGTTCCTTCTGGTGTCGATCCTGGCGGTCGTCTCCATGTGGATGCCGTTTCCTTGGAATGTCATGTTCCTCCTGCCGCAACAAGGCCTCCTGTTTTTGTCCGCGTCTTCTGCCATGGTCAGCATTATCTTCGGCATGTTCGCCACCGGGCGAGTGCAGCCGCGCGCGCTCATAGCGGCGGAACAAGTTTACGCTATCTTGCTCGCGCTTTTCCACGGTGTGTGCATCATAATGCGCGGCACCATATCCGCGCGCGAAGCAGCGTTACCTTCTGTCACGATCAAATCAAACGGGTCGCGGCAGACGAACGTCTTCGTGACACTTGTTGAGGACACCAACAAGGGTCCCACGGGTCCCACGGGTGCCAAGGGTGTAAAATGAACGATACACTACTTTGGTTCATGGCTGTAGCTGCCGGCGGCGGCGTGCCGATCATCACATTTATCACGTTCTGGATGACGTTGAGCTCACGCATCTCAGAAGCTCAGGCGTCCGCGAACCAAGCTGACCAGCGTGCGAAGAACGCGGAGACCCTGTCGACCGCTGCCCTGGCGAAGACGGAGCTGGTCTCGGCTAGCATGAACGACTACCGGGCCGACGTGCTCGCGAAGATCGCGTCACTTGATGCCATCACGAACGCCAACAGCCGCTCGTTGATCGAGGTGGAGCGGCGGCTGGCGAAGGCGATCGAGGATATCAGCGACAAGATGGACAACTTGCAGACCACCATGCTTAGAGCGATGAGCGAGTTCGCTGGACGTAAAGACTAGGTCCAAGCTGACGAGCTGATCTTCGGCCGCGGCGGCCGCTGTACGGGGTTCAAGCGCGAGGAGAATTCGCTGACGAGCCCGCCGTGCACCACGAGAGCCACGTACTGCAGCGTGTCCGCGACGTGTGAGAACCCTTCAGCATCCATCTTGTCCGGCGTCGCGCGGAGCGCGCCAGCCTTCGATTTGAGGAACCGGTAGCCCCCGGACATCGCTCGGAAAAGGAATGGCGCGTTCGTCTTGTTGATGAGCAGCGCCGGTCCAGCATTTCGCTGCTGGCCTAGGATGGCTTCCACCGCGCGCAGGCGTGGGTCGATGTCATTGGTTGGCGCCGGGAAGGCGGGGAGCCCTAGGCGTTTTAGGACGTCGAACGACGTCTCCTCGGAGATCGTGCTCCGCGCCACGCCGGCGGGATCGCCCACCACGAACATCCGCATACCCATGTATTTGCTCTGCATGAGCCGTGGGCGGAGAGACTGGATGACGTGTTTCTCGAGTCCGACGTTCGTCGCTGGCACTTCCTCGTGGACGATCAGCCTGCCCTGGTGATCCATCTGGCAGATGATCGACCACGGGTCGCGCCCGAAGTCCTGTCCGATGATGATCGGGTAGCCTGGGATCACTAGAGTGTGCTCGACCCCATGGAAGGCGGGAATGAACGTGTTTCGGAAAACGCCTTGACCGCTCGGGTCCTCACCAAATTGAGCATAGACATAACGCTTAACCCATGATGAGTCTTCGCCGTGCTGGCGTACCAGTCTTTCATAGTACGTACGCCCTTGGGCAAGCCGACGAGGGTCGCCAAGTGGAAGGCGTGCAGTCTCTTCCGTCTGCGGACCGATGTAATCCAGATTTTCCGCTGCCTCCGAGACTCCGCTGGGTTGGATAAAGATTTGCGCATCGCTGGGGGGCTCCATCATGTATTTGTGCCAAGGTGTCTCTTGCGTAGGCATGTTCGTGTCAGCGATGATTCCAGACCAAGTTGGCACTCCGCCAACCTTCGGCGATGGGTATCGTCCGATACGGCCTGAGAGCGGGGCCAACACGTTGAAGTTCATCTCGATGCATTCCGACAGCCACGCTCCGGTCAACTGCATAGACAAAAGGCGCGCTTGGTCGCCAGCGTCTTCCAGCGGGATGAACATCCAGTCGCTGTGGACGTCCCCAAACCGGATCTGATAGGTTTTCTTGAACTCTTTCCATTCGCCTAGCCCTCGCAGCCACTGATGGCAGTCGTTCAAGACGGTGTCCATCAGCTGGCGCAACGTCTGCCGAGTGACGGCCATCCGTGTGTAACGGATGCCATCGGTGTGAGGCGTCTGTTGGATCGAACGCCGAAGCAGTTCGATGATGCACGCCGTCGTCTTACCCGAGCCGACAGGCCCCGCGATGATGCGGGTGAAGGCGCTGGAGTTCATGAACTGACCACAAATTTTAGGTGCTTGGTAGCTGAACAATTCCTTGAGAACAGGGTCGGTCATTTTTCTAAGTACGCAAGAGCCCTGCGCATCCCTTCTGCGTTATCCCCTAGTACTCCCAAGGCATGATTGCAGGGGGTACACAAAAGCCCACGAACCGTTTGGGTGATGTGGTCGTGGTCGACGCTAAGGCGCTTGTACCGTTCCTGATCAGGAGTGCGTGGGCACAGTGCGCAGTGGCCTCCCTGCGTGGCCAACAATTCAAGGTAGTGTTCCTCTGTAATGCCGTAGCGGCGCAGCATCGTACTCGCGCGTTTTGCTGCCAAGTGTTTTTCTCTTTTCTCGGTCGACCATGAAGCCCGCCACGTCTTGTTGTATTCAAGGAGGTGGGCCTTGTTTTTCTTCCGCCATTTTATGGAGGCCGCAACCCCCTTCTCTCGGTTCCTGCCGTACCAAGAGCGGGCGCGGGCGTTGTGCTCTTCTCTGACGTCACTCATTTTGCCACGATACCCATGGTGCCGCCGAATGTTTGATTGCCTTCGGCTCTTCGAGGTAGATCCCTCGATGGTCCACGATACCATACTTCGGGTGGACAAGCATCAGAGCCTGTGTCGGGGCTGACGGCGGGATGCGGAGTTTGTTAACGCTGTATTCGTCGGGACCCTTGACGCAGCCATTCACGACAACTCGGGGAAGAGGCATGTAGTCGTGGTAGTGGCAGACGATCAGCGTGTCGAACGGCTGGTCGATGATCGCTTTTTGCCGGCCGATCTTGACCGCGCCTCTAAGGATCGGCCCCATCGCGCCAATGATTCCATCGCCGCCGGCAGTCCCGAGCCGGTCCCCGTGAGTAAGGCAAAAGCGGTGGTGATAAGACTTGAAGTGACAATCCGGGCCTTTCGACGCCGTGAACTGGACCCTCGGATCGTTTTTGAAGTGGCGCATGAGGTTGAGGTAGATCGCGTAGTCATAGTTGTTCCTAGCGATGAATTTGTTCGGGGGCTTCTTCGAGCTGCGTCCGTGGTTACCTACGACGGCCGGTATGTAAACGTAATCGAAAGCGTCGACGAGCTGCTCAATTCCCGCTGCTAGAAGGTCGGTGAGGTCATTGACCGCTTCGAGGGGCGTGCGGTCGTTGGTGACCATCAACTCTTCATGGATGTCACCGCCGATCATATCACCACCAAAACACACGATGATGCCAGGGTAGTCTTTCTGTGAGTCGCCCATGTGATTGAAGCTTAGGTCGATCGTGCGGTCGACGAGAAGCTTGATTCTTCGTTGTGCAATCTCCGCGTTATATGCGGAGATCCCGTTCTGCTTGTTCGTGGCGCTCACCTCACCATAGTGGATGTCACTCCACACCGCGACGGGTGTGCCACGCACTTTGGAGCCTACTGGAAGTTTCGTTAACCACGCCGGGGGCTTCGGGTCATGGGCCGCGATCTGGAAGATCACCTCGCGAATGTTGTCTTCCGCATCGAGCTTCTTTCGCATCTGCGCAACGCTGCGCCGGTAGTCTGCGAGTTCGATGTTCTGTTTCCGGATGATCTCTGTCGCGTCTTTAAGATAATCCTTGGCAGTTTTTCGTGGTGCAGGCATGTTGCTGTTTCCTGTGTCTAGCCCGCCGTCTTCTTGCTTTGAACAGGGGGCTTTGTTTTATCCGCATCATGTAGGCTATTCCTAGGGGCGTCCGTAACCATGCACTTCGAAGTGCTTTTGCCCGCAGGCTTTTCGAGTATTTCCGTTGTCGGTTTTGGTGGCTCAATATTCCTTTCGCGGTCTTCTGGTATATCGCCGAATACACCCTCCACTGCAGCCGTTTGCGCTCTAGGGGTGACATCTTTGACAAACTGGAGCTTGGTGTCTTCTCCGAGGGAGATGTTGATGACGAATTTCTCGCCCGTGCCGGCTTCGGCTTTTGCTTCGCCGACGCCCGCCATTTTGGCGAAGAACTTTCCAGTTTCGACAGCGACTGCAGGGGAGATATCCTTGTCGATCATTTGTGAGCCAAGCCTAGGTAGACCTTCCTCCAACAAAACGGCGGAAATAAGACGGACCCGCTCGGGGGTCGATGTCACCCTGTTCCACTCGATCGTGAAGTCCTCGTGGACCCGTTTGAAGAAGGGGATCTCTTTGATGCGTTCGTACTGCTCCGTCGTGATGCAGTAGGGTTCAAGAATGTCGGAGAGCGCCTTCAATTCCATGACGACATCACGGGCTAGCCGTGCTATCAACCCGGGGGTAAGGTGTCTCGGCAGGGGCACCGAGATGGTGGATGGGAGTGAATTCATAGGCTTAGTCCTCGCACTTCTGGCGTTAACGAAGGGTAAACTGTTTGTGACTAACCCCTAAGGGCCACCACAGCCCTGCTTTCTGGAAGAACCATGGATCAACTCGGACAAGCTGGCCTTATATCGGTCGTTCCTCCCGCGGCACTCGAGGCCCAGCTTGCTGGCCAACAGCAGCAGAAGGACGCTGTGCTCATGGCGCAGCAGCAAGCTCCTCCCGAGGAGCTGGTCGGGTACGTGAAGGCCCGCTACGAAGTCTTCCGCAATCATCGCAACACCGCCGCTGGCTGGACCGAACGTCTTTTGGAGGCACTGCGCTCCTATCAGGGGCAGTATAGCGCGTCGAAGCTCATGAGCATTCGGCAATGGGGTGGTTCTGAGGTGTTTGCCCGGATCACCACCCAGAAATGCCGCGCTGCCAGCTCACTTTTGCGTGATATCTATCTAGGCACCGACCGCCCGTGGGCGATCGACCCGCCGCCTGAGCCGGAAGTGCCTGACGAAATATACCAGAAAATAACCGCGTTTGTACAGCAAGAGGCACAACAGGCGGCCCAAACTCTACAGACTGTCGGTCAACCTCCACCGTCGCCCGACGACGTCCAGCAGCGCCAGGAGGCGCTCTTTTCGTCCGCGGAGGATGCCGCGCGTAAGAAGGCGAAGGAACAGGCACGCCGGTCGACCGACAAGATCGACGAGCTCTTGCATGAGGGGTCTTTCTATGACGCCCTCTCCGACATGATCACGATGATTCCGATCTTCCCCTTCGTTTGCTTGAAGGGTCCGACGGTGCGGATGGTCGTCGAACTCGAGTGGCCCCCTGGCGGCGGCCAGCCGGTCGTGAAGCAGGTCCCCAAGCTGTTTTGGGCTGCCCCGAGCCCCTTCGACATTTACTTCACCCCTGGCGTTTCGGACATCAAGAACGCCGAAGTCATCGAGAAAATGCGCTTCACGCGCGCGGAAATCAACGATCTACTGGACCTCCCTGGCTACTACCAGCCGGGCGTCCTAGCTGTCTTAGACGAGTACGGCCGCGGCGGTTTGTACGACAATTGGGACACCCCGGACGCCGAGCGCGCGGTCCTCGAAAACCGGGAGAACCCGGCTTGGAACCGCAGCGGTTTGATCAGCGTCATGTCCTATAATGGCAACGTCCAAGGGCGGATGCTCAAGGACTATGGCGTCGTCTTGCCGCCGAATGATCCGCAAGGCCTGCGGGACTACAACTGCGAGGTCCTCTGCATTGGCGCGCATGTGATCCGCGCGAACCTCTCCGTGTCGCCGCGCAAGCGCCACCCTTATTATATTACCAGCTTCGACAAGGTGCCGGGCGGCATCATTGGCAACGCGCTCGGCGAGCTCATCGGCGACCTTCAGGAAGTGGCGAACGCCACCCTGCGGTCCCTGGTCAACAACCTCTCGATCGCGTCCGGCCCCCAAGTGGTGATCGACGAAGGGCGACTCTCCCCCACGGAGAACGCCGACGACATGTACCCCTGGAAACGCTGGCGGGTGCGCAACGACCCGATCGGGGCAAACACCAACAATGACAAGGGGCCGATCTGGTTTTTTCAGCCAAACAGCAATTCCACCGATCTGTTGAAAGTGCTGGATGCAGTAATAACGCTGGCGGACGACGTATCCGCCATTCCCAAATACCTCTCTGGCCAGAACGCCGGCGGTGCCGGCCGGACTGCATCCGGGCTTGCCATGCTCATGGGCAACGCCAGCAAGATCCTGCAGACGGTCTCGGGCAACATCGATCGCGATATTTTTCAGGAGGCGCTCGCATCTCTCGAAGAGCTGATCCTCCTGACTGACACCACGGGTGTCCTGACGGGCATGGAGAAGTTCGTCGTCAAGGGTGTCCAGGTCGCCATTCAGCGCGAGACGCAGCGCCAACGCCAGCTCGAGCTGCTCCAACAGACCAACAACCCGACCGACATCCACATCATGGGGATCAAAGGCCGCGGTGCACTGCTCCGCTCGGTGTCCGGCCAAGTCGGCCTCGCCGGCGAGGAGATTGTGCCGCCCGATGAAGTTCTGGAGAAGATGCAGAAGGACTCGGAGAAGAACGGGCAGGAGAAGCATATCGCGGATGCCGTGCAGCAGGGTATTGTTGCTGGCACCAAGCAGGCGGTGACGCGGATCGTCTCCGAAATGGAGGCGGGCGTACTCGCGCAAGACTTCATGATGCCGGAAGGCGCGCCGACGCACATCGGCACACCGGGTCAGTTACCGCCTCCGGGCGGTGGAAATGGGGCGTCGCCCGGCGCGCCCCCGGGGGCGCCACCAAGCGGTAGCAATGGCGCGTCCCCGCAAGGAAGCCCGGGTAATCCTCACGCCAAGATGTCTGCGGATGATGGGCCTCAGACGGCCCTCGTCGGCAAGCCTGCTCCCGCTCAACCGAACCAAGCGATCGCCGGGGGACCGCATTAACACTTCACTAACCAAAATCGTCTAACAACGACGAAAGTTTCCGCTCAGAGGATCTGACGCCATGACCGTCCTTAGCTCCAACCACTACGATGACAACACGCTGTCGCCGATCTTGAAACAGGTCGTCGATCTCGTGAACGCAGGTGGCATCGGCGGTCCGACGGGTCCGACGGGCTTTACTGGTCCTGGCGGCGGCCCGACTGGTCCGACCGGCCCGACCTCTGCAACGGGTCCCACGGGTCCCGCGATCGGCGCTCAAGGCCCTGCCGGGCAGCAAGGTGCTGGCGGAGCCACGGGTGCCACGGGTGCAACCGGCGCCACTGGCGCAACAGGTCCCCAAGGCGCACAAGGCATCACTGGCGCGACGGGCATGTACAATGGGGTCACCGGCCCCACCGGGCCGACTGGCACCGGCGTCACTGGCCCGACGGGCGTCACCGGCCCAACCGGTGTCACTGGTCCGACCGGCTTCACCGGTCCTGGCGTCACCGGCCCAACCGGTCCGACTGGCGCAACTGGTGTCACGGGCTACACGGGCCCAGGCTTCATCTTTATCGCGCCGACCTCCGACCCGCATGTCGTCAACGCGGTTTGGAACAACAGCGGCACGCTGACGGTTTCCGCCGGCTAAAGGGGTTGCACGATGGTTGATCTGACCAGCAAGGGCATCCCCTCTCCGGGAACGAAGCCCGAAGGCTACGACAAGAATACGCTCGGTCCCATCCTGAAAAGGGTGGTGGACGTCATCAACAACCACGTCATCTATGGTCCCGCGGGCCCGACCGGCAAAGCCGGTCCGTCGACCACGACTGGCAGCACGGGCCCCACAGGTCCCGGCGTCACCGGCCCGAGCTTCTTCGCGCGGGGGCAGACTGGCGTCACCGGTCTATCGGGCCCCACAGGCCCGGTTGGGCCAGCCAGGACCGCCACGGGCACAGGTCCGACCGGCGTCACTGGCTTGACCGGCTTCGCTGGTCCGACCGCTGACCCTTTCGTGCCGGGCAAGACTGGCGCGAACAGCGCGACTGGCAACACCGGGCCAACTGGCTTCGTTGGCTTCAGCGGCAACAGCAACAAGACTGGTCCGACCGGCGTAACTGGTCCGACTGGCTTCACCGGCCGCGCGGGCCCGGTCGGCAAGACCGGCGGCAACTGGCTCTTCATCGCTCCGACCTCTGACCCGCACGTCGCGGGCGCGGTCTACAACGGCGGTGGCGGTGCCACTGGGGGCTTGCGAATTTCTGGGGGCTAAGTTAGGATCGCTTGATCCTAACTCCTTCCCCTGGAGCATCCCTTGGACGCTTTCCTCTACGACGCCATGCGCCATGTGCGCGCCGCGGGTTATGTCATCGTTGACGCCAAACGCGTTCACGACTTTCATATCCAGACAGCTATCAACGACGTGCATCTCATTTATGAGAATGCGGACACGCGTGCGATGGTGGAGGGCGAGATCATTCACCATCTCGCTGCCGATTTGACGAAGCACCCAGACATTTTGTCCTGGCGGTACAGCCAGGACTCGAGTGTTGGTCAGGTCCTTATCAATGCCACCCTCCTCACGATCGAACCGCGTTGGAAGACTGGGGAGCCGAAGCCGTGAAGCTCTTTCCCTCACAGACCGCAGTGCGACGGAGCGAGCGTTCGCGCGTGTGGCGTTTAGCTAATCCAGAAAAAACCCGCGAAATTGCGCGCAACGCTCAAAATAGGCGGCGTGAACGTGACCCGCGAGGTACCAAAGATCGGCGTTTGCGTAGGGCGTTCGGTATTACGGTAGAGATGTGGGAAGCCATGTTTGCCGCCCAAGGCTTTTGTTGTGCTATTTGTGGAGCAGCTGAACCGGGGACAAAGCAGGGGTGGCACACCGACCACTGTCACACAACCCATATAGTCCGGGGGATACTTTGCCATCACTGCAATCTAACGATTGGTTCAGCTAAAGACGACGTTGTTCGCCTTCGTGCTGCTATTGATTATTTGGAGCGGTGCCAATGAAACTTTTCTGGTCGGGGATCGTAAAGAATGAAAGCGCGCGCCTAGAACGTTGCATGAAGGCTCTCATTGATCATGTCGATGGAGCCATCATCCTAGACACCGGAAGCACAGATGCAACAATACAAATTATCACCGATTTCTTCGCCGAGCACAAGAAGCCGTGCGAGATTGCGGTCGGCACCTTTGAAACCTGGGACCAAGCGAGGAACGATGCACTCAAATTGGCAAGGAATTCTGTTCATAACTGGGATTATCTGTTTCTGGTTGATGTTGATATGGAGCTTGTCGTTAACGACCCTCGGTGGCGTGCTGAAATCAGGGATGGCGCCGCCTACGAGATGGTTCAAGAAGCAGGTACAGTTGTTTACACCAACGCCCGACTTGTCTCACGATTGGCCACAGGTAACTATCGCGGTGTCACCCACGAATTTCTCGACGTCCCAAGCGTCGGTTGTATTCGAGGCGCGCGTTTCCGCGACCATGCCGATGGAGCTAATCGAACAGGGAAAGCACTTCGAGATGCAGCGCTACTTCGAAAGGGTTTGGAGAAAGAGCCGCAGAATGGGCGTTATTGGTACTATCTTGGTCAATCGCTCAAAGATGCCGGCCGGGCCGAAGAAGCCATCCCCGCCTTTGTCAACGCCGTCCGACACAGCAATTGGGACGAAGAGCGCTGGAATGCCCAGCAGCATCTAGCGCATTGCTACGATGACATCGGCGACGAGCCACGCTTCGTTCACGAAATGTTCAAGGCCTACGAGATGCGCCCTTCGCGCGCAGAAGCGCTCTATGATCTCGCCAAGCATTTCCGCATCAAAGGGCAGAACAACACAGCGTTGGTGTTCGCGGAGCTGGGACTCACGAAACCGTTACCAGGTGATCGCTTATTCGTGAACTCGTATCCGTACCGGGTCGGGTTCAAGGAGGAGTTCGCGATCTGCGGGTTCTACGACGAGAGCCGGCGCGCTCGCGCGCGGGCCTACAATGACGAGCTGTCCCTCTCCAACGAGGGCGAGGGCATGACGCGCCTGGGCGCGCGGCAGAACATGTTCTTCTACCTGGAGAAGCTGACGGACCTCTGCCCCAACACGAAGATGGAGAAAATCGAGTTCACCCCGCCCGCGGGCTATGTGGGAATGAACCCCTCTTTGTCCCAAATTGGTGATTTATCGGTACGGTGCGTGAATTACACCATCACGCCGTGGGGGTCTTATGATATTCGCAAGATGGACAGCGGTAGCGTGGAGGTCGAAG